TCAGACTCTGGATTCGAAACTCCTTTTACGAATTCCTGACCCAGGTAGTAGGTACGACTATTTATTGTGGTAGATACGCCCGAGAATGAAACATCAATATTCAGAGTATTACCTGATGTGGGACTGATTTGAATTGAACCACCAGTCACAGGATCTGCGGTAAATTTCAACTGTTCAAAACCATATGTTGGAGTAGTATTCTTAGTTCCATCTGTATTGAAACCTGCAGTTCTTCTATCCTGCCAAAACTTTAGAATACCAGTTTGTTGATCATACGATACGACTCTTCCCACTGCAGTTGAACCCAAACCAATGGTTTGAGTTACAAAGGAGTCAGCACTGAATAAAGCTTGACTGTAACCAGTACCCACCAACTTAAGTGCATATACTGCACTTGCTTTATCGATGGTCAGATTGGTAGTTGAGTTGTAATTCTTTGGATTCTTAACAATACCTACTTGTGCAAATTGATTTCCTGTAATGAAGTCTGGGTTTTGTGTGTCATTCTCAAAACGAGCGTATGAAAGAACATTATAAGCTCCCAGTTCTCTGTAAATATCAGCACCATGACCTCCAGGAGGTGGAATGATTACATCAAAAATAGGATCAATTGTACCGTTAGGAACTCCACCTCTTTCGAGATCTAATGTACCGAAAGAATATCCACTACCACCCTTTGAAACGGTAACTGATTCAACTTTTGAATCATTATTAATAACAACAGTTGCCTCTGCACCTCGTCCGTCCCCCAAAATTGGGACTCTTGTATAAGTGACGTTAGCGGTACCAATACCAACACCACGATTTCTGATCGTTACAATTTTAATTTGACCACTAGTGCCAGCATTTTCTCTTACTGCCGAATATGATGCATTTGTTTCCCAGTCAGTGGGTACGGCAATGTAATTAGTGGAATCAAACTTAATAATCTGATTTGGTTTGATGGTGTAGAGATATTTCCAAATGTAGCCATCACCACTACTACCAGCTTCTCTAGGTTCTAAATCAGTGAAATTTGGTTCATCTAGAGAAGGACCACCTCTAAAACTATTTTCAGGATTTGCATTATTGAATAGACAAATATAAACCTTGTACTCACTATTCATTACATAGAAGTTTGAATCATAGATGTCATACGATCCAGAGGGTTGAGATGGGTTGTCTCTATCAATATCATTTCTCCACATATCATATGTGGTTCCAGACTGCCAAGCAATTTTCCTGACAACCTGACTTACATCACCACTATTGATCTTTTTAAGGGCCAACATGGTGTCCCAGTAGTAGTTGGAGTCATCCAAACTATCTTTAGGAGCTGGAGGATTTGAATTCCAGTCACTCTGAAACTCTGGAGCATCTGGAAGACCAATCCAAGCATAATAAGAATTTGAGGAACTTTGTACAGAATCGACAAAGTTCTTCGCGTTCAAAATACGAAGTTGATCAGTAATTATCGCAGCCATTTGTTAGAGGACTTTTTTCTTATTTATTAGGATAATGTAAGACTTGTGGAACCAATTCCTGCAACAGTAAATGTTAAAGTCGTTCCAGAGAATGTAATCTGAACACCCTGTGTAGAAGCTGCACTGACAAATCCTCCAACAGCAGTAACAATACCAGTGTTATATTGATTAGTTGCAGTAATAACACCCAATGTAGATACACCAGAAATAGTTAATGAATCTGCACTAATGTTTGTGTTTCTTCCTACAGTGTATATGGTATTACCCATTCCAGAATGATTTGTACACTGGTAGTAGAGAGTCTCTGGGGCATTAAATGGAACTTCAAACCTGATAATACCACTTGCTGCACCATTATTTGTTACTCCGTCACTGTAAGCTGAACCACCGTTTGATAATCTTATTTGAAATGGATGACCTCCACCACTGTTATTTTCAAACTCATAAACATTACCTTTTAATAGGTAGAGGATAGGATCGTTTGTAGTTTGAGTAAATCCAATTCCAGTGTAAGTATAGTCACTAGAACCATTGGCTCCAATATCCCATCTTACATCTGCAACCTCTGATCCATCACCATAATATGTTGCACCAGTAATGACACCAAGTGTCGATACTCCCGAAACAACTAAAGAATCAGCATTTATGTTAGAAGTATTTGCAGCTCCAATATATGAAATGGTTGATATACCAGAATTTGTTGTAACACTGATGTTAGCTCCTGCCTGGATAAGAGTTGTAATACCTGTAACACCAGAAGCATCAGCACCAGTGAGTGTTAGGTTTGATCCATCGCCATAGTATGTAGCGCCAGTTACAATACCAAGAGTAGAAATACCAGATACTTTGAAGTAACCTAATACATTAGCACCACCATGTTTTGTTTCAAATCTCTTATTGTTATTGTAATACAGTTCAACACCATAATTTCCGTCAACGTTGGTTGACATTACCTGTGTTGTTCCAGCACCACTAGTGAAGTTTTGGGTATCTGCCTTAATATTTAAATCACCTACATTTACTCTAATGACATTTCCATCAGAGTCATTATGGAAGAAAGTAAATTCTGATTGTTCTCCTAAGATAAATTGTTTGTCATCAGTCATCAATAGAGATGAACCAAGACTTACATTTCCAGTAAGTGTAGAAACACCAGATACATTCAGTGTTCCTGCAGAATGACCTGCACCAACAAATAACTGTCCAATTGTACCAACACCAGTAATATTGATGTTTCTACCAGTTACTTCATCATATACAATATCATCCAATACATAGAGATCACCACCTACATACAAGTCACCACCAGTTGTAGTGATACCACCCTGACTTGCCAGAGTTGAAATGCCAGAGGATAAGAATGATGTAACTGTGGTAACACCCAAGGTTGTGATACCTGCAGCTTTTAGATTTCTAGAGATGTCAACATCAGTTGTTGCAATAGAAACAGGTGTTGGTGCAGAAATTTCAACATAACCAGTTGTTGTATTCACTGCAACATTTGTTCCTGCAGAGATGACAGTAACAACACCTACAGCCAAAGTAGAACCATCACCAATGAGGTTATAAACCTCTTGGAAATTACTATTAATTTTTACACCACCATCAACTAGGGTATCACCTGTTCCATCATTAGGCGTAGTGCCAGTGTTAATACCTTGGTATGCCATCTACTGTAGGATCCTTTTCTATGTTTTATTTATTTTAAGTTTGATAGTTATTAAACTTCAAAGGTCTGAATCTCTGAACCAACGGTGATGTAGTAATACCTGTGTATGAATTAGGTGTAAATTCAAGTGCATCTACGGTTGCTCTATTCAAGAATTGAATCTTACCCCATGTGTATTCACCGAGATTTCTACCTCGTGTGAATCCAGCTACCGTGGTACCAAATCCAACATTTGCAACCTCAACTCTTCTAATTGCAGTTGTTCCAAGACCAACTGAAGTCAAATCAACTGTGGAGTTATAAGCAGCAGATACCTGATAGATATTGTCACTTGTGCTTGTAGACAGACCAAAGTTTGAAAGGTTGACCACGAAGTAGTCACCAGTATTGAGTTGACTGATGGTAACTGCGGTACCTACAATAGTAGGATCTCTCATGTAAGAATCCTCTGGGATATACAATTCAAGTGTCCCAAGAGCACCTGTAGATTGTGCATATCCAACAATCTGTCCAAGATCACCAAAGTAAGAACTGACACCAATCTGTTCTCTTCTTGTATTAGGAACTTCAATCAAGATTGATGGTGGTTGTGTATAACCAGCACCAGCATTAGTGATTGTAATCGAAGTGACTGCAGTACCAGTAACACTTGCAGTGGCAGTTGCTCTGGTTCCACCTACAATATCATCTGGTTCAGAGATTGAAACTGATGGTGTCATACCATCATAACCCTGACCACCTGTGGAAATTGTAAATCCAGTGACCGTACCTGCAACACTGACGGTTACAGTTGCAATTGCAGATGCAATTGGTGATTGATCAATGATAACAATTCTATCTTGATAATCCAATAGTGAAGTCTCATTTGTAGAATTGAAGAATGGTCTTACAGTGTCTGTATATGCAACAGCACTTGAGGTTCCAACATAAGATGTCAGATATGCTGCAGGATAGATTGATGGTTCATACTCAACTCTGTCCTTAGTTACAAAGTCACCATTGATAGTGATATCGTCAGTTTGCTTACACCATGTAAGTGGTCTTACAAGTGCTTGGTTTGTAGTAATACCAGGACCGTCGTAAGCGAATGTTCTAACAGTGTCAAGAGTTGTAATACCAACTACAGTTCTTGGTTCTTGATATAAACCAAATCCTTGACCCTTGGAAGAATCATTCTTAAGTTGTAAAGTGTCACCTACCTTGACAGTTTCAAGAATATCAACTAGAACAACATCGACATCAGGTGTTCCTTTGTAGAAGATGATTTTTGATGTATCTCCTTCCTTAGGAGCCTCAGTAAATTCAATGATAGAACCACCATTAAACTTATAGGCCTGATTTGGTACCTGAAGAATGTCATTGATGGTAACAATCAGACACTGTGCAATGTCGATATCAGAACCATCTGCAGTTTCAATGGCAAATCCAGCACCAGCGATAGTGAGTGGGAATCTCTTCTCCACACCATCGAACAAGGTATCGAGTTTATCAAATACATCAAGTTCACCAACTGTAAATCCATTGAATGTATCACGATAGGTATCTGAAACTGTGAGTTGGAATTCGTCATATGTGTAACTTGTATCAGTCTGAATACCAGTTGTACCACCAATAGAGAGTCTTAATACCTCACCATCACCATAACCAAATCCACCACTCACAATATTAAAATTAATAACACTCGAACCCTGACCAACTGTGATATCTACACGAGCACCTGTACCAACTCCACTTTGACCGTCTGCATAGACCAGAGGGATGTTTGAATAAGGAAGAGGTGCATCAATTATGATGAGAGGAGGGTTATTCTGATCAAGATTTGCTCCAAAGTAACTGGTTGTAATAGCAACAACTTGTCCATTCTGAACGGTTGCTGTACCGATGTTCACAACTGTTGTAATACCCGTTGAAGAAACGGCATAACCAACATTAACGGTCTGAAT